CATATTTTTCATAGGCATACTTATTGATGTATTTTCACTTATTTTCATTTTCTATTTTCATTAGTTGTTTATATATTGTAGCTGTTAAGCCAGGAGGAGCAGGTTGAAAACCATATTCACTTTTTACACACCCTGCTGTTAAAATAAATATAATTAAATATTTCATAATGGTGTTACCAATATTGTTAGTAAAATAAATAACACAATAATACCACCTGTAAAATAATAATTCATATACCCACACTCCATATTATTTATTTTTTCCCTGTTAATGTGCTACGCATAATTAAAAAATTTCTAAAATCGTTTTCCATTTGTTTTACTTTTTCTTCCATTGTTTTAAGTTTATCGTTTGTAACAATAGTATTACCCTTGTTAGTTTCGATATTTAACAATAAATGGCTTTGATTTTCTTGTAGTCTGGCGATGTATCCAATTTGATTTTTTAAATCTGTTTCTTTTATTATTTTAATTGCTGCTTGATTTTTATTAATAGTTTCTGTTAAATCAACTATGTATTTAACCCCTGTAAATGTACCTACTACAAGAGAGGCTACTACAGGAACCATCACTACATTTTTCTTTAACAGATCTATTAGATTCATTACGTTAACCAGCTAATAACTTTGGTCCACCAATTGTTTCCTGGTGCCTGACTCAAACTGCATTCACAGAGAGCACATTGATTAACGTGATTATATTTGTGCATACTTATTGGATGCTCACAAAACTCGCATATTTTTTCAATTGTTTTAATCATTTTTCTTCTCCTCAATCTCGTAGAAAAAATTATCAGTATCTTCTGTTTTCCATTGACCAGTGTCTTCTACATTCCACTCATTGGTTTGTACTTTCCAGTCAGGAATGTTGTCCTTTACTGTGAAAGAAGGCAGATCCCAAATGCATCTGTTGTTGGGTTGAGCTGCATAATTGCCATCATCTAAGGCTATTATGTGTGCACACTTGTGTTCGTGTGGTATTTCTGAATGATCAGAATCTATTATATTACCCTCTGGGTGAGCCCAGTCAACAGTAAATAAATATTTACCATGATGCCATTTCTTATCTTTACCTATGTATTTGCCTGAAGTAGCGCTTAAAATATCCCAATTAGTAACAGCAGGATAATAACTAAAAGAATTCCAAAGTTCCAGTTCATCAAGTCTCTTGGATGGAACATCTTCCGGTTTATAACCACGTTGAATAAAAGCCGAAATTGGGAGACGATAAAAGACTGCGCCATTTTCCATAATGGCGTGCCATAAAATAGCACGGCCGCCCATGCTTGTGAGGCCAAAGACAATACAGTCTTCAACTTCCCCTTGATGTTTTTTGAGATCATATAAATACTCCCTTTTTATTTGTGCATATTGTACAGGTATATTTGCATTTAAGTAAGCCATAATTTATCATTTTATTGCGCCCCAATTAGGACCTGATTCGTAGTCAACTTTATTAGGAATTCTAAGCTTAACAGCATCTTCCATAATAGTTTTTATTTTATCAGCTTGTGCATCTGATTCAACAGATATATCAAGCTCATCATGTATCTGTATATGTGGTGTAATGCCTTCCTTATATAGATCTAACATAGCTTTTTTTGTCATATCAGCTGCTGATCCTTGAATTAATTTGTTTAATGCTTTGTATGTAAAAGCTCTACGACTGCCATTTTCATGCCAGTAATTTTTTTGTTTGTTACCATCTTTATCTTCTATAAATTCTCCTTCTTCATCTTTAACAAATTCACCCATCGCCTGAAGTTCTAACATTCTTTCATGGTCTTGCGCTGGTACAAATCTACCCCAGTCACTTCCTTTAAGTATAGGTTCGTATTTAGGAAATCTACATTTTCTGTTTAAGATAGTTTTTATTTTGCCATTTCTTTGCGCTGCTGTCATTAATTTATTTGTTAGTTGTTTAACAAAAGGAACCTTTTTGTGGTATACATCAAACAATTCTTTTGCTTTGTCTTTACTTACACCTAATTCAGCTTCTAATTTTGCTTTACCCATTCCATAAAAAAGACCTAGGTTAATTACCTTAGCTTGATTTCTTGGAATCTTAGCCATGTCTGCTACGACCTGGTGAAAGTCTGCATTTGGATTATTATCATATGAATCTGCAATCTCATTAACAGAGGCAAGTTTAAATCTTAACGCATATTCTGTAACAAGCCTTGGTTCCTGTTGCGAGTAATCAAATGTACCCCACTTGCAACCTTCTTCAGGTATAAATAGAGATCTAATTAGTGGACCTGTTTCTGGATCCTTGGATGGAATTTGTTGTAAGTTTGGATTAGAATAACTAAACCTACCTGTAACTGTTCCTCCATCATCAGATCTTATTTGATTTATTTCTGCGTGTATTCTACCCTTATGTTCGTGTCTTAAAATAGTATCAATAAAAGTTGTGTTAACCTTGTTAATTTTTCTAGCTTCTGCTATCATCTTAATTGTAGGATGTTCATGATTCGAAAGGAAATTTTTAGTAAATGAAGGCGCACCAGTTTTTTCAGTTGTTTCAAAAGATAAATTTAATTTTTCAAAAACTTTTTGTATGCTACGTGCAGCCCATATTTGAGTTTCTATTCCTGTGTCTATTTTTATTTGGTGGATTAGTCTTTCTTCTTTTGTCGTTAATTCTCTCTTCAGTGTATTTGCTCTTTGAGCGTCCACTCTCACCCCAAGAAATCTCATATCAACCAGGCAAGGAAAAAGATCCGTTTCAAGATTAAATATATCTTGACAATCTCCTTCTATTAATAATTTTTTACAGTGCTGCCAAAGTTTAAAAGTTAAATCAGCATCTTTTTCAGCATATGCTCCTACTTCACTTGCAGGTAATTTCCACATATCTGCTTTTGGATCTAACCCTCTTGACTTAGCTGCTTCATTTAAAGCTTTTTCATTTTTACCTTCACTTAAATAAAACCAAGACAATGCATTTAAAGTATATGCAAATCTATTCTCATCTAAAACAGAACATGCAATCATAGTATCTACGATTAAACCATTGATTTTTATACCTAAATTACGTATCCAACATACGTCATACATTGCGTTATGAAATATTTTTGTAGCTGGACATGCGCAAATATCTCTAAACCATTCTAGAGTTTTTTCTCTAGGCATGTTGGGAGCTTCGCCATGAGCTATAGGAAAGTACCATTTGTCATTATATGTTGCAACCGCAATACCTACGACTTCACCATTGTTAGTAACAGCACCAGATCCTTTTGATTTTAAACCAGGATCTCTTGTTTCTAAGTCAATTGCGATCTCATCATAATCTCTTAGATCAGGATACTCAGTGGGCATAACCCATTCAGTTTGTGTTAGATACTTTGGTACTTTCATTTTTTCTTTTTCAGGTCATTAATTTTTAGCATTTCTAATTGACAGTAGTGTACAATTTTTTTAAGATCTTCTACTCCACCCTTCCTCTCATAACGACAAACGTATTTTACAACATTGCCTTGAAAGAACGAGAGATCATTTTTTGATATAAACTCATAAGGTTGAATAGGAAACTTAGTGTAGTGATTCCCACCAACTTGAGTGTATTGTGGAAATGCTTCATCCAATATATTTTTATCTGTCATAGTTGATACTCCTTTATTTTCTTTTTTGCTTTCAATTTATATAAGTTATTTCTTGCTCTAGTGGTACCTACATACCATACTCTATGCTCTTCATCTTGTTTGTCAACACTTAGACGTATGCTTTTTTGTACTTTAGATCCTTGGTGTAAAGACAAAATAACATTATCTTCTTCACCACCTTTTGCAGCATGAATAGTTGATACCCATACTCTTGCATTTTCAGAAAGTTTTTCACCCCCAAAAATTATATTCCGAATATAAAGTATTTCCTTCTGATCAGCTACGAAGATATCATACCAATTTTTTTCAGGATCCCAATTGCCACTAGGAATATATTCTCTGACATCATTAATTTCTTTTTCTTCAATCTCACCTTCTCTTATCCACTTTTGATATGCCATGGCTCCATTATAGATACCAACATTAAAACTTTTACCTTTGTTACTTTGGTAATAAATATTTTTATTTTTTAATTCTTTCATAATATCTAAAAGATTACTTCTAGTTCTTGTAAGGATTAACCATTTGCCTTTAGTTAGATCCACTTGTCCTAAATTATTGATATGACACGCAAGACCTTCTTGCGCCCTAGGCAAGTATTCTTTATGTTTCCTGATGCCTGCTATACGATCTACAGCTATTTGAGACTGTTCTTGCACAGCTTTTGATACTCTTCGAGAGTATCTTAAAACTTTTTCATCAGCAGGTTCTTTAATAAATCTATTTACATCAGCGCCAGCCCAAGCAAATATAGCTTGGTCATCATCACCAGCTAGATACATGTCGTCACAATTATCTTTTAATCTATCGTATAGTTGCCATTGTAAAGGCGATAAGTCCTGAGCTTCATCTATAAATATAGCTTTTAGTTTTGGAATCTTATCTGATTTTATTACTAGCTTAATTAAATCATTAAAATCTAATAGATGATTTTTATCTTTGTACTCTTGTAGGTTTATGTAAATATGCCTTAAAATATCAGGATCAATATCTCTTCTGTCATGTTCATTAAGATTAAATTCTTCTTCAATAGAAATATCTTTGTTAATAGCTTTGCCTATCATTTGAAAATAAGGATTGTTGCAAGTTAAAAAATGTGTTTGTTCATCATTGTATTTATCATTAAAATTTACCCTAACATTTAACATCTTACCTAAGTCTTCATAATGATGTGGCTGCATAATACTATCCTCACTCAAGTCTAACAAATGAAAACAAAATGCATGCAAGGTTTGAAAATATGGTACTTCTTTTTCATCAACACCAATTCTTTTTCTAGCTTCAATCGCAGCTTTTTTAGTGAAAGCAAAGTAACCTATCTTATGATAAGGTGTACCAGTTCTAACATAAGCATTAACTCTACGAATTAATCTAAAAGTTTTCCCTGTCCCTGGAGGACCATATATTTTAATTGGCTTTTTCATCAGGTCTTTTAAATATGTCTATTAAACTACCCTTATATCCAAAACTACCATGATGAGTTGTTTCACCATCGACCACTGCATAAAATTTAAACCCTGCAGCTGCAGCAATATTAGAAAAATGCGTGTCTTCTCCCCACCAGTGACCTGACTGTTGATCAAAAACTGTATCCCAAAAATTATAAAAAAGTTTATTTGCTTCTTCAGATATAATTTCTTTTTGTTTAATTTTTAATTGAGGGTGATCATACATTAATTTTTCATATACTTTTTTATGTATCAAGGTTAATCCCGCTGGACCTACTCTTATTTCAGTCAATCCTTTGTCATCGATTTGAATGTCATCAGGATTTTGAAATTGCACTGAATATTTAACAGAGTTATCTTGTGTTTTTTTTCTATAAGGAACACAGATTAAATCTTTTTTTGAAAGTATCATTCTACCTACAACCTTAGGATCAAACTCTACATCTGAATCTACAAACAATTGATAATCCATACCTGACTCTAAAAACATTGCAGTTAAAACATTTCTTCCATACCCAACATAAGGACATTTAAATGTACTTATAGTAGATTTTATCTGTGCTTTGGTAAATGTATCCATTAATTTTATTAATGATAAACATGTTGATACTTGCATGGTGTCATAGGTAGGCATGCATACAAATACACTTGGTATTTTTTTCTTCGTCATACTATATTCTCCTTATCTTCTATTTTTAT